TATCGACCAGAAATCGAGAAAAGGCTATGTTATTAACTCCTCTAGTCGCTAGACAGCAGAACGAGTCTTTAAGTCCGATGATTGAGAGAGAGTTGGATATACTATTACGCCATGATAAGATACCACCGTTACCTGAAGGAGTTGACTCGTTTTACGATATTGTATTTGAAAGTCCATTAAATAAGATGAAGAACAGTAAGATACTCGCAGGTCTTATACAAGTCGTTAATTCGGTATTACCGATGTCGGCGGATAATCCAGGAATGTTTGATATTATAGATATGGACAAAGCGATTAAACTGGCATTAGATAGTGTAGGTGTTCCATCTACCATACTAAGAAGTGATGCTGAAATGGAAGAAAGGAGACAACAGGCACAACAGGCTCAAGAAGAGCAAGTTGCAGGCGAGCAAATGGTCAGTGCCGCGAAGGCAGCTAAAGACTTATCAGGAGTAAGTATAGATGGTTTATGAAGACAAGGTTAAACTATATAGAAAGGTATTCGGTGGCGTGGATGGAAAACTGGTATTAGAAGACTTGATGGCGTTTTGTGGTATCGAAGAACCTAGTTACAATGTAGACAATGTAAATGAAACTTTCCTTAGAGAAGGGGCGAAGATGGTAGGACTAAGAATATTATATTATTTAAAAGACAAGGAGAATAAAGATGGATGAATCTAATGGACAAGTTAGTTGGTATACGGGTGATAACGAAGCAACGATCAGCCTGATTAATAATAAAAAATGGGATAGTGCTGACGCGATGGCGAACAGTTATTCAAACTTGGAAAAAATGACCGGCGACCCATCAAAGATAGTAAGGTTACCAGACTTTGATAACAGGGATGAAGTATCTAACTTCTATAAGAAACTTGGTCGCCCTGAGACAACAGAAGGATATAAGTTGGAACAAGGAGATAATGATGATGAAGAAGCTACTGGTTTATTTAAACAGATCGCCTACAAAAATGGATTAAGTACTAGACAGGCAGAGGGCGTGTACGAGCAATTTAATACTGGTATGAATGCACTCAATGAGAAACAAGCAAAACAACAGGAAGATAATATTAATAAAAACCTCACAGAATTAAAAGAGAACTGGGGCGATAAGTATGACGAGAAGATGGACAAAGCAAAAGCCGGTTTTAAAGCGGTAGGTTTGGAAGAAAGTAAGGTTGAAGGGATTGCAGGAATACTTGGTTTAGAGGATACCATAAAGTTATTTTCCGGTATTGGTAAAGGTGTATCCGAGCCTAGTTTTGTAGAAGGTGGTGGTACAGCAACCTCGGGTAGCATAAAAGAACAGTTGGATGAAATCAAGGCGAATCCTGATTATCTAAACCCACTCAAGAACAAACAGTTAATCGCAAAGGCTACGAATCTACATAAAGCATTAATTGAGATAAACAACTCTAAAAAATAAAGTATAATATTCAAAACAAGTGAGCCGTGAAAGGTCAAACACTTTGATATGTGAGATGTAGTAACCCCTATAAGTTAGGATAAGTTCAGAGAATATAGTCAGTTTTTACTGAATTTAAATTAATTTAATAACAAGGAGTTATTATGAGTAGTAGTATTACAGCGTTATATGAAACGCAAACCACAGCAAATGTGGAATTATTATTGAATCAGGGTGGTTCGATACTGAGAGGTAAAGTTCGAGAGCAACCAGTGTGGGGTACGGGGTCTAAGGTCGTAAATCAAGTCGGTAAGTCAACGGCTTATCCAATGCCTGCCCGTGGTACAAAAACAGCACAGCACAGCACACCGATGACGAGTCGGCATCTTTATCCCGGTGGAGTATATACAACTGAAACCGTAACAGACCCCGATTTGATGCAGACACTTGCTAACCCAACCAGTGAGTTGATTCAGTCAATGGCTAACGCATTGGGTGAGCAGATTGACCAAACGATTATCAATGCTTCAATCGGTAATTCTCGAGTTGGTGTTGATGGTGGAACAACAGTCGCACTACCAGCAAGTCAAATTACTGCACATGGTAGTACCGGGTTAACTATTGCTAAGTTGAGAGACATGAATACTAAATTTGAAATAGCGAATGTTAATCTTAGAACAGACCCAATTCAGATGATTATTAGCCCTCAGCAGAAGAATAACTTACTGGCTACAACTCAGGTATCGAGTCGTGATTACAATGCGGTTGCTGCACTTGTTCATGGCGAAGTAGATATGTTCTTAGGTGTGCATTTCATAACTAGTAATCTTTTACCTATTTCTGGAACTACTAGAACCTGTATTGCCTTCTCCAAATCAGCTATCACTTTAGGAGTATGGGAAAACCTCTTTGTTAAAATTACCGAAATGTACGACCAGCATTTTGAGACACTGCTCTACCTAAGACAGTATTTCGGTGCAACTCGTACTGAGGAACTGAAAGTGCAATCAATACTTTGTACTGAATAATAAAACAAATAGGAAAAATTATGAGTAACCAAAACAAAAAGAATGAGTCAAAAGCCCCAGATGAGAAAGTTGCCGAAAACAAAAAGATCGATGGCTTGAAGAATGAGTCGAAAGTCCCAGATGAGAAAGTTGCCGAAAACAAAAACATCGATGACATGAAGAATGGATCAATTGCCTTGCTTAAAGACACGAAAGAGTTAATAAAAACTACTAGCTCGAGTGAGGATGTTGAAATGACTCAAAAGTTGATTGAACTACATCGTAATAATGAAGAAGTCCTTGATCAACTACTAACTGCAAGAAGTAATCACGCAGATATCGAACCTAGAGAGAAATCAACAGAGGTGGAGATTGGTGGTCTACAAGTAACACATAACGCAGCACTGATGTGTAAAAATCCACCTGAGTTTCCAGTAGGTAAACAAATGCATGTGTCTCCTTTTGTTGATATCGACTCCTTTGTAGGAGAACTAAAAGCAGGAGAGTTTGTAGTCATAGGTAAGTTATACCCAGCCTCTATTATTCTAGACATTCAGGTTTGGTTTGATAAGCCAGTAAACGATGTGCGTATAGGTCATGTAATAGATCCTAGTGCTTACTTAGATGTAAGAGGTCGTAGTTTGTTGAAAACTTCAGTCGAACATGATGGTGGATTCGATTCTATTGCGAATACCGTAAGTAGTAATTTGTGTCATGTTTTATTATCTTTAGGTGATGACTTTGAAGGTTCTTTCAAAACTCGTATTACTTACAACCAGTAAGGTTGATATAGTGTGTCGTCGAAACTAGAGATATGTAATCTAGCATTAGATAGACTGGCTATTGCCAGTCTTACTGATGTTAATTCTTTCACTGGGGATGAAATAGGAAAGTTGTGTGATAGAACCTACGAGCAGGGTAGAAATTTCCTGTTGTGGTTGCATCATTGGAATTTTAGTATTCGAAGGATATCCGCTGTAACAGCGGATGTGGTAGATAAACTTCAGTTTGTATACACAGAATCAGATAACACAGGAAGACTTAATATAAACTCGAGTACTTTCAAACCATTGCGTGTTTTAGAATGCGATAGGGATTATATTGTCGAAGGGTCTGAAGTAGTGTTTACTGGCTCAGAGGAGATTAAACTTAAATACATTTCTGATATTACAGACTCGGAGTCTTTTGACCCAGGGTTTGTATCATTACTTATTGTGTATATGGCATTCCTAATGAGCGAGAGATTGACTCAGTCTAGTAATAAAATGCGTATGTTGGGAGAAGAATACTTGCAGTTGACTAACGAGACTAGGTTAATGAATCACACCGCAAGTAATATATCCGTTAGTGTCGTGAGGCGTTAACCATGCGCACTTTAAGAAATGCATTTAACGGTGGTAAGATATCCGAAGACGCTGCCTCTAGAAGTGATATCGGTACATACAACAAGAGCTGCACGAAGTTAAAGAACTTCATACCTCATGTTGTCGGTGTTGTCAGAAAAAGGGGTGGGTTTGCTTACTTGGCTGATTCACTAGCGACTAGTACTGCGAAATTAATAGATATGTCTGTATCAGACAACCTATCCTTCGTTTTAGAATTCACCCATCTAAAACTTAGGATTTTTGATAACAGGGGAAGGTTAGTTAAAGATAGTAGTGGTAACGTCATATTGTTAACAACACCGTGGAGTTACCTAGATATACAGTCTATACAAAGCGCACATAAGGTTAGTGCGCTATTTGTAGTGTGTCCCGATAAAGCACCTCGTAGGGTATTTAGAACCAGCCCTACTGAGTGGAGTGTGGACACTATAACATTTAATTGGGGGCCAGCCCCCTCGATTGGTGTTGACCCGTCGCCGTGGGGCACTCCAGGGAATATAGGATATCCGTCAGCAATCGCGTTCCACGAGAACAGACTTTGGTTTGGAGGCACTCAGTCACACCCTCAGAAATTCTGGGCGAGTTCAACAAATGATTACATTGATATGGTCGCTGGCCCCAACGATAATGATGGTTTCAATAGGGAAATTGCCAGTAATGGATTAAATGCCATAACTTGGTTTTCTGTGAATAGAGATTTACTCATAGGTACTCTAAATGAAGAGTTTTTGGTAAAGTCCTCAGACGGTAGGGCATTAAGCAACACCAACATATCGATATTATCCCAAACTGGATATGGTTCGAAAAGAATTAAACCATTATCTCTCGGGAATAAAACTTTATTTATTCAGGGTTCAGGCGATAAGATTCGAGAATTTGGTTACTCTTTCGCAGAAGACAGTTTTTCGGCAAGAAACTTATCAATTCTAAACCCAATGGAAGATGATAGTATAATAGAAATGGTGTTTCAGCAAGACCCTGATAGTATCGTATGGGTCTGTACAAAATATGGTAAATTGTTGGGACTTACTTATGACTCAGACCAAAAGGTAACTGGTTGGCATGAGCATGATGTCGGTGGCGAAGTATTGGCACTTGCCACAATCCCTGATTTTTATTCATCGAGTGATTCTTTGTTTGCTGTGATTCGACGAGGTTCTGTGAAAACCGTTGAGGTCATCAGAAGGAACACGAATCGCACAACTAACTATTATTACTACATGGATAAGAGTATTAGTTCCCCTGGTGGGGGGCTAACGCACCTAGACCGAGTATCTTCAACAGACCAAGTATTTACGGGGGTTTCCATATATGCGGGTAGCACTATATCTGTGGTTGTAGAGGGAT